CTTACTGAATCAAGTTCTTTTTCCCAACAAGCAAGTGTCTCCAACTTCTCAGTGCGAGGTATTGAAAAACTGACGGGATACTCAGGGATCATCAAGAATTGGAAGATTACAAATCTTTCATATGAAGAAATGCTTGAGGGAACTGATAATACTTTCATTTATCTAGATCCTCCCTACGACATCAAAGACAATTTGTACGGAAAGAAGGGAGAGATGCATAAGAAGTTTGATCATGATCTCTTTGCTCAACGCCTAGATAGTTGTGATTCTAATTGTATGATTTCATACAATTCTGATTTGTGTGTTCGTAATCGTTTTAAGGACTGGTACTCGACCACCTACGAACTGACGTATACTATGCGTTCAGTTGGGGACTACATGCAAGATCAGAAGGATCGTGCTGAGTTGCTGTTGTTCAATTATGAAGTGTAAAGTTCAAATGTATTGTGCTGGTAGCGTGTGGGATGAATATGTCATAGCAAGAGACTACTCTCACGCCAGAACTATCGCTCTCTCCAGGAATCCTGGTTGTAAAATTATTGGTGTAACTGCTGTATTTGAATGAAGTATGAATTGAAGGACTGGTTGAACTCTATCAATCAGACTAAAGAAAACATTATGGATCAGGACCCAGATGCATCTGGTTATCCTGCATACGTTGTCAATCGTTGTTTGTCTGGATTCATGGAATGCATCTTGTATGTGAACGAAATGAATCTCAATCACCAACTGGATCCCAAACTCCAATATGACTTTTATATAAATACCTTGAGAGCCAAGAAGAGATTTTCTCCTTGGATCCGAAAGGAAGCACTAGACGACCTAGATCTAGTTAAAAGGTACTATGGTTATAGTAATGAAAAGGCAAAGTCTGCACTTGCCTTGCTTTCAAAATCACAGTTAAAACAGATTGAATTGAAATTGAATACTGGAGGTAAAAGATGAGTACCGTTGAAACCGAAGTGTCTTGGTCGGAAACAAACATGGTTGAGGTTCTGCTTAAAGAACCCGACGACTTCCTAAAGGTCCGAGAGACTCTTACCCGAATCGGTGTAGCATCCCGTAAAGAAAAGAAACTTTATCAGTCTTGCCACATTCTTCATAAGAAAGGCAAATACTACATTGTACATTTCAAAGAGTTGTTTGCGTTGGATAGAAAACCAACTAACTTCTCTGCGAATGATTTTCAACGTAGAAATAGAATTGTACAACTACTATCTGATTGGGGTCTGTTGACAGTAGTTAATACGGATGCTATTGTAGACGTATCGCCCCTGAATCAAATTAAAGTTATTTCCTTTAAGGATAAAAGTGAATGGACTTTAGAAAGTAAGTACAACATTGGAAAAAAGAAGGTAGAATCTTGAAGATTAAAATTGTCTATGAAAACTGTGATCCAACTGCAGCAGAAGATAGATCACTTCCTTGTACTGCATACTTAATTGCATATATGGATGAGGGTAGAGTCAAGTATGATATTGCCATCTCATCCAAAAGAGTAGAAATCTTTGATCACTATTGGGATAGGTATCGTAGTGTCATCAGCATGACACAAACTGAAGGTAGGACAAACCCAAAACTTTGGTCTCCTAAATAGAATTGCCTCGCACTCTATTATGGCTGATACAAAACCAGCATCAGTAGAGAAGGCAGACGATGATGATAAGAGTGAAGTTCTTGGTAATTTGGTGAAAGTAGTTGTACTTATATGGTCTGCTTCTCTCCTCACATTCTCCTACGTTAGACTACCTAACGGACAAAAGATTCTCGATTTCGATCCAACTTTTATTGCATCCGTTTTTTCTGGATCGCTAGCTGCCTTCGGACTGTCTCCTGCTAAAGCAGGTGGTGGTAATAGCAAAGCACCCGTTGCAACAAAGAAAGAACCCGAAGTCGTATCAGCAGTCGAACCCAAAAAAGAAAAGGTTGATTAAAAATGAAATTCTCAAATAGAGAACCATTAGAGATACCTGAAGTATCCCCTAAGGTCAAGAGAGACTACGTTAAGTTGTCTGTACTTGCCCTTGGGGGTTTATTTGCATTTGCCCACATTGGTCTTCTCGGATACGTTCTTAATAGACCTGAACAACCAAAAGTTCCTCAAGTTCCAACAATCAACATCCCACGCGGGGACTATTCTTCCTACACTATCAAAGCAGGAAAGGATGGATATGAGATTCAGTATCGTGCTAACGATCCTGCAATTCTAGAATCGGAAAGATCTCTCAATCTCAATCAAGAGAAGCGTGGAATGTTTGGTGGCGGTACTGAAAACCGTCGTGAATATCGTCGTGATCAATACACTATGGATGGTTTTCGCAACCTAGGAGGCACGGCGGACACCACTGAGGGAAAGTCAAATGCGAAAAGCGCCGAGTGTTTAGTGGCGGACGCTGGAGCACGAACACAAGGTGCGATGGCGGGTAGTGCTATTGCCGCTGGTGCTATTGTCCCTGCTGTAGTCAACATCCCTTACATCGGATGGTTGGCAGGTGGTTGGGCATTGCTCCTAGGACAAAAAGCAGGTTCTGAATTAGGTTCGCAAGTCGGTCAAGTATTTAATGATTGTTAATGGAGATCCCAAAAGTAAATCAAGTAGATGTTAAATCTAGTGTAATTAATGAGATTCCAAGGAGGGAGATTCCTACTAATGTAATTAGGGAACTTCCTCCACCTGTTGTTGCGCCAACATACACACCACCTCCACTTACAAGATCACTGGAGGTTCCTATTATTGATATGCCAAATCCCATAATCGACTATCCAACTGTCGATGTCCCTACACAGGAACAATGGGAAGGTATGCTTGAAAATCAAAATAAGGAAGAACAAGTACCGACTGATAATGTCAGGGAACTTCCAGATACACCAAAAGCAGGAATTCCTGTGAATGTTGGTGGTGTTGAAGTTATGCTACCTGATCCAGGTGTCCTAGCAACTGCTGGTGCTGTTGCAGTTATCACTACAGCATCTGCGATGATTGCAACTCAGGTTCTAAATGCTGGAAAGCAAGCAGCAGAACCTTTGATTCGTGAGTTAACGAAGAAGAAGACTAAAGTTAAAATTAAACAAGTAAAACCCGTCCTCCACTTTGTACAAGCAGAAGACGGGAATGTAGATATATTTGAATACTCTGGTACTGGAACTAAACTGGTCGCACAAACTGATAATGTGGAGCAGTATATCAGAGATCAAGTAGAAGAGAATTTGTATTATGAAATGGATAACAAAGTTATCATTGATGATGTCATCTCAGATAAGTTTACAAAAGAGGGGCAGAAGAGATTTAAGAAACTCTTTGCCCCTGCTAAAGTTATTGCTAAAAAATTAGCGTCTAAGTTTGCAATTTAATCACTTGTTATAAGTGTGTCCACGATAGCAGAAGGTGCCGTGGGTTTCCCCTTCACCTTGCTTGCACTCATACTGAACACCACGATAGGATGTCATATGAATTTGTGCATCGTGAAGTGCAGATGCCTTTTGGATCTGCTGTCTGATCAAGTTAAGTGTGTTCATGAGTTTGTCTCCTGAAATACTAAGGTTAATTAAAACCCGTTCCTTCAGTCGTTTGCGTCCCATTTACAATTCGGCACAGATTCCTTTACGGTCTCTACCAGTTCTACCACGACTAACTCGGGTAGTTCTGATTTGTTGGTGTAGATTCTCTCGATGAGAGCACTAGCATCAGCACATGCCATCGATGAATACAATAGTAATTCAATCATGGGATGAACGCTCCGTTCCGCGACTTACTTGCGTCTCATTCGCTATTCGCAAACAACGAATGGGATGAACGACAGGTAGATACTACCATACTATATAGCAGAGTGCAACTGTATCATATGATACAGTTTTACCGTTGACAATAACAAATCACTGTACCGTCATACTGTTTTTGGCATACAGATGTGATAGGTGATTCTGGTTTGAACAGATTGAGTAGTCCTACTGTTACAAGTACAGTTTGTGATAGAGCAACGTATAGTAGCAATCTATGTTTGTGTTTATAGAATGGAGCGTTGATCTTATCGCTCCATTGTAGATACCGTTGCCAGAATGTTACTTTGGTTTCTTTACTCCCCATGTGTATTCAAGTACAAATGTTAATAGTATAATAAATGAGAAGATGAAAAATGCTGTCATGGTTTAATATACTTATTTTCGATCAACCATTTTTTGGTCAATGGAGTGGGTTCGTAATCGGTCCACATAGTGCCCCTAGCACACGATTCTAGCGCCTTCTGAGTCATTCCCTCAGTCCTGCCTGCCCAAGATGCTTCTGCTTCCCAGGGACGCGCTGCTGGCATGTAGGTGCGCTTTACCATTTCACGGTAGAGCATGGGGACATCCTCTTCAGGTTTGATGATGGCGATCATATTATTCTTGATAGAACCTGCCATACAATCCTGAGCAGCGTGCCAACCTTCATGACGCATGACTGACATCAGCGTGCTAGCACGATGCATGAAAGCTTTGTTTAGATAAAAGTTATTACTTACAGTGTGGTAAACACCACGATGTCCAGCAGGGAAATACTTCTCATCCCCTAGAAAAACTTTAGTTCCGATCTTATTAAGGGTGCGTACAAGTGTGTTAAACTCAGAAGCAACAGCGCCATAATCCCAATCAGGATAATGAGACTTAAGATCGTCGATAGATTTGATTTCGTATACATCCTTCTTACACTCTCGAAGTAGCATACAACCCATTGCATCCATCGTGTAATAACCCTTTGTGGGTTCTGCCATTACAGGAATGGTCATCCCATGAGCAGCACCCATGAGAAGACCAGCAATAATTACATTTCTCATAAAATTAGAATGGATTCACTGGAAGACCTGCAGGTGCTTCCACTTTAGGAACACTATTATTTAGCATACCTGGCAATGCTTCTGAAATAGCAGCGGTTGCTGCTGCTCCAATTTGTGCTTTCGCATTATTTACGAGTTGATCTTTATTTTGATAAACGTAAGCACCACCAACAAGAATTCCTGCTGATACTGCGAAAGCGAATAGCGACATAAAGTTATAGATTTTTTGCATGATTACTCCACATGTACTGTACCGATCATACCAGCGCCCTTGTGAGGACCACACCAGTATGTATAATCACCTGCCTCAGGGAAGGTGACATCAAACTCTTCACCAGGCATCATTGCGAGACCCTCGTGAGAAAGTTCTGGATGATCTTCCACCACAACATTATGTGGTGGCAGCATGTTGTTTACAAAATGGACTGATTCTCCTGTAGCAATAGTAACTTCTGTAGGTTCAAATACTAGATTGCCACCGAATCCCATTTGTACATCAACTGCCCATGCAGGGGCAGCAAAAAAGATTGATGCAATAAGTGCGAATAAAAATTTCATACTAGTGTTCCTTTTTCTCTACGAATTTCTCTTAACTCTTCAAAGTTCTTTTGTTTTGT